CACTTTGATTCTTTTATTAATAATCTTATCGTTAATTATGATAAATCTAAAAAAGAGAGCAGTAAGTTTTCTTGGGACATTATTTGCAAAAAAGCCATAGATGAAAATGGTGTAATGCTTTGGGACTCCTGGTTTGGAACTAAAGAAATGGAGCGTAAAAAGAAGTTCTATGCTGATTCAGGACAACCATCAAAATTTTATCAAGAGTATATGATGGAAGTACAAAGCGAAGAAGATGCAATGTTTACTCGTAAGCATATAAAATATTGGGAAGGTTCTTATAGTTATGATGCTGAAGCAAATATTTCTTATTTAAGTATAGACGGAAAAGACATTGAACCTGTAAATATATTTGTAGGCGTAGACCCAGCAACAGATAGTGCAAGACGAGAAGCAGATTATAGCGTATTATTAACTATTGCTGTTGATATGAATAATAATATATATGTAATTGATTACATAAAGAAAAGGGGCATCCCTGTTTTAGGTATTCCAGGAGAAGATAAACTAGGTATTGTAGATTATATGTATCAAATAGAAAAGCAATATCATCCTACATTATTTACAGTAGAAGATACTGCAATGAGTAAACCTATATTTCAAGCATTAAGAGCAGAAGCTAGAAGAAGAAATAATTTTAATGTCAGATGGAAAGAAGAAAAACCAGGAAACAGAATGTCCAAAAGAGATAGAATACAAGAAGTACTGGCACAACGTTTTTCAATTGGACAAATACATATTAAAAAAGACCATCATGATTTGTTTCATGAAATTATTACATTTGGACCACGTATGAGTCATGATGATACTATAGATGCACTTGCATACGCATGTAAATTTTCAAGACCTATTATAAATATAGTAGAAAAAAAACAAAAGTTTTATAGAAAGAAACCAACTGCTAAAAGCTGGATAGTTGCATAGTGGATATACTTGCATTAATAGAAACGTTTGGAGTTCCAGTTGCTATGAGTATTGCATTTGGTTTTTTTATTTGGAAACAAAATAACTGGATACAAAACGAACTACAAAAAGAATTACGAGAATCTTTTGAACGATTAGAAGATATGATAGATAAAGACTTTAGAAATATAGTTATTGGTCTTATAAATGCACAAAAAGAAACTCAAATTAAAATAAGTGAAATAAATAGAAGTTATAAAGCTATTGTCGAGATAATATGTATGTTAGAAGACAATGGATTAAAAAAGAAATGGCTTCAGAAAAAAACAGTAGAAGAAGACTGGTAAACTTTATTATATTAAGATGCTAAATACCATAAGGAATTTTAATGGCAAAAATAGATAAGGCAGTTCAAAAAGTACAGAATTATTTTAATTCTGCTAAAACTACACAACGAACTCAATGGGAACATATAAATCAAAAAGGATTTGATTTTGCTAATGATAATCAAATTTCAGAAGGAGAAAAACGTTCCTTAGAAGAGCAAGGTATGCCTACTTTTACTATTAATAGAATAATACCTGTAGTCGAAATGCTTAATTTTTATGCTACAGCTAAAACTCCTAGATGGCAAGCAGTAGGTGCTCAAGGGGATGATATAGATGTTGCTTCTATGTTTTCTGATATAGCTGATTACATATGGTATAATTCTCATGGAGAAGTTTTATATAGTAACGCAATAAATGATTGTATAACAAAGTCATTAGGTTTTATGATGGTTACTGTAGACCCTGATGCCGACCAAGGAATGGGTGAAGTAGTTATTACACAACCAGACCCTTTTGATATATTTGTTGATGAAAAATCTAGAGATATATTATTTAGAGATGCTTCTTATATAATGATAAGAAAAGTATTACCTAAAGGTCATCTAGTCAATAAATTCCCTTTTGCAAAAAGAAAAATAATGAATGCTGAATCAAACGATACTTCGTTTATAGCGTATTCAGAAAAAGCCACCGATATAGAACAAAAAGATTTTAATTATAAAGATATGGCTTTAAATGATTCAATACACGAAAAAGAAGAAGATAAATTAATTGAGTATTTTGAATTATATGAAAAAGAAAAAGTAGAATATATGAATGTCTTTTTAAGAGTTTTGCCTGACGAAAGAACTCAAAGACAAATAGTTGAACAAGCAAAAATTGAAGTAAAAAGAATGGAAGAAGAAATGACTGTTGCTTTTAAAGAAAAGTCATTGCAAATGCAGCAAGCTGTTGAAGCTGGAGAAATGCTTCCTGAAAGAATGCAATTAGAAATGAAAAAAGAACAAGAGATGATAGCTAATCAGTTAAAATCTTTTGAAATAGAAGTAACAAATAAATTGCAAGAAGAAAATCAACAAGTTGAAAATCAAGTATTTTCTAAAAAAGAATTTGATTTAATTCTAGAATCTGAAACAGATATTAAAGATAGGATAGTAGATGCTATTGGATTTAGAGAGAATAGAGTTAAAATGACTAGAGTAGTGGGAGATAAAAAGTTAGATGAAAGCTTTTTACCGTTAAAAGAATATCCTATAGTTCCATTTCATTATAAATGGACAGGAACTCCACTACCAATATCAGCAGTATCTCCACTTATAGGAAAACAAAGAGAATTAAATAAAGCTCACCAACTTATGGTACATAATGCATCTTTAGGAAGTAGTCTTAGATATATGTATGAAGATGGTTCTATTGATGTTGACCATTGGGAAAGATATTCATCATCTCCTGGAGCTTTGCTTCCTGTTAGAAGTGGGTTTGAGCAACCAACTCCTGTTATGCCTTTTCAGTTAAATAATGCATTTTTTGGATTAGTTAATCAAGGCAAAGGTGATATGGAATACTTAGCAGGAATATATTCTGCTCAACAAGGAGATACATCAGCATCTCAAGATATGCCTTATCGTGGTATGCTTGCTATGGATGAGTATGGAACTAGAAGAATTAAATATTGGTTAAAGAACAGCATTGAACCTGCATTAAGACAACTTGGAGAAGTAGTTAAACAATTATCTCAAAATGTTTACACTGCTAATAAAGTATTTAATATTATACAACCTAATGAAATTTCAGGAGAAAAAAGAGTAGAAATTAATATTCCTATATATAATGATTATGGTAAAATAATAGATAAATATTATGATTATAAATCTGCTAAGTTTGATGTTAGAATAATTTCAGGCTCAACATTACCTGTAAATAGATGGGCATATTTAGAAGAATTAAAACAATTACTTCAAATGGGAGTAGTTGATGATATAGCTGTACTAGAACAAGCTGATATTAAAAACAAAGAAAATATTATTAAAAGAAAATCTTTATATTCACAATTACAATCTCAAATATCTAGTCTTGAAGAACAAATAAAAGACTTAAAAGGTAATAACGAAACTTTAGAACGACAAGTTATTCAATCTAAAATACAATCTAAAGTTATTGGAAGTTCTGCAGAAATAGAAAAGCAGGTTGCAAATACAAAAGCTAATATATATAAAGAAGAGCTTGAAGCTAAAGCAGCACATAAATTAAACAGAGGTTTAATGAAAAAAGATTTAGAAAGAAGGCAAGAAAAAATAAAAGAAGCTAATCGAAGAGATATAATTGATTAGGAAAAAATATATTGCCTTGTTAGATTTAGATGTAAAAAAAGGGGAAGATAATGGCAAATGACCAAAGTAGTAACCCAAATAATGAACAATCTATGGCAGAGGACGCAGTATTTGGCTCTACTGAATCTTTCTTTGACGCTCTTGACAATGATGTCAATGGTATGATAAAAGAAGATTCTCCTGTAGAAAATAAAGAGGCAACTCCAGAGATGGACCCTCAAGTATCAACAGCTGAATCGGGTTCTGAGCAACCTTCTGAAAATGATAATTGGAAGAAACGTTATTCAGATTCCACACGTGAAGCACAAAGAATAAAGGCTGAGTTAGATGAACTCAAACCCTACAGTCCTGTGCTAGAAGCGATGAAAAAAGATAGTGGCTTAGTGGAACATGTAAGGGATTACTTTAAAAAGGACGAAAAAAGTATTAGAGATAATTTGAATCTTGATGAGGACTTTAGATTTGATACTGACGACCTTATAGAGAATCCTGACTCACAATCCCGTAAAGTCTTCAATGCTATGGTGGATGGTGTTGTTAAAGAAAGAACTTCAGAAATGATTAACAGGCAAGATGCTGTTAGACAACAAGAAGCTCAAAAAGAAGCTATTAAAAAGCAAGCTGAAGAGTTTCGTGTTAGAAACAATCTTACTGTTGACCAAATGAGAACTTTCTTAAATGATGCTGAACAAAGATTCAAAGGCGGAGTATTATCATTTGATGATATGTATTCTTTGCTAAACAGGGATAATGTGAATCAAAATGTAGCCAAAGCAACCAAGGAAGATATGTTGACGCAAATGAAAAACGTCAGAGAAATTCCGACTAGCCAAGGAAACGCTAATAATGCTGGTACAAAATCTAATGTAGATGATGATGTATTTGATGTATTAAATAGCGTTGATGGTAATCTCGATAACATGTTTGGCTAGATAAAACAACTAAAAAGACTATCTAGCTTAACTAACTTCACATAAATGTGGAAAGGATAGTCTCATGGCAGATTTATTCAATTTATCGAATTTGGATGTCTCTCCTGTTTCTGGTAATGGCCCTGGTGCTGGTACTGGTTTATCAACTGGAGATATGCGTAGACGGTTTAACTTTGGTGACAGAGTTTCTGAACTATCTATCGCTCAAGACCCATTTTTTCGATTCGTAAGTAAAGTGGCTAAAAAGCCAACAGATGACCCTCAATTCAAATTTACTGAAAAGAGAGGCTCATATCATAAAAGGTATGCATACCTAAAAGCAATGGCAAGTGATTTTGCAACTGCTTTAACAGGCAACTTAAATGCACAAGATGCTGTAGGTGATACTTTTTATGGTAAATTCGGTACTGACTACTCAAGTCAGGGTAACTTAGTAAATAGGTTTGGTAAAACTCCTGATTATGAAGAAGGTGATGCTAATACAGCTCCTACTTTTTTAATGGAAGGTCAATTAATTAAAGTTCCTGTAGCTTCTGCAAATAACGCAGCTGGTGCATCTTCTGTAATTGATTATCAAATTATTAAAATTACTAATGTTGCTGATAATGGTAATTATAAAAACGTAACAGGTACAGTAATAAAAGGTGTTGATGCAGGTAGATTTTATATGGGTATACCTCTATCAATAGCTCAAGGTGCTGGTACAACAACTGAAAGTGAAGAAGCTTTAGCTCCTTTCAAATGTTATGTTGTAGGTTCTGCTCATGCTGAAGGCTCTGGTTATCCAGAAACTTGGCAAGACCAGCCTTACTCAACAAACTATGGAAGAACTCAAATATTCAAAACTTCTCTAGCTATGACAAACACAGCAATGGCTACTCAACTAAAACATGAATCTAGTGAGTGGGCAAGAATGTGGAAAGAAAAGCTAATAGAGCATAAGTTTGATATTGAAACTTCTTTATTGTTTGGAACTCAAAATGATACATATTACACAACTCAAGGTGCAGTTGACTATATTAATAGTTATGGTAATTCATTTTCACTAGACACTAACACTAAGACTTCAGATGATTTCTTAGATGATATGTCAGCGTACATGGACCCAAGATATAACTCACAAAGTGCTAATGTGTATTTTGCTAGTACAGGCGTATATAACTGGTTACATAAAATGGGTGGATACTTTAAGAATAATCTTGAAATTTCATCTAACTTTAAGTCAGATATTGCTATGACTGGTAAAAAGAAAGTATTTGGTGTAGATATCACTTCTTTCTCAACTCCATATGGTGACCTTAACGTGGCTAGAAATATCCACCTTGATGGAACTAATGTGAAGATGCTTGGAATTGATATGAAGCACTGTGCGTATCGTCCACTAGTGGGCAACGGTATCAACAGAGACACTTCAGTTTACGTAGGTGTGCAAACACTTGAAAACTCTGGTGTTGACCGTAGAGTTGATTTAGTCTTAACCGAAGCGGGAATGGAATGGTCAATGCCTGAAGCTCACGCTATCTGGTTATAAGGAGGGTTAGATTATGGCAAATCCAATGTACGGACAAAATAAAGCTGATGCTAGAGTAGGGATTCTTACAAATCCTGGTCTACCTCCAGCAGGGATTGGTGGTACAGGAACTTTAACAATAGATATGCTATTAAAGCAAGTTCTTGAAGAAGACCCTGGAGGTGCTGCAACTTGGACATTACCGACAGCTGCTTTAGCAGTTGCTGGTATTTCTGGAGTTGAAGTTGGTGATTCTTTTGACTTTTGGGTTATCAATACTGACGGAACTGCTGCTGTTGCAATTACTATTGCAGCAGGTTCAGGTGGTACTGCAGTTGGTAACATGGAAGTAGAATCTGCTGATACTGCTGATGACGCTATCAGTTCAGGAAGTGGTATGTTTAGAATAAGATTCACTAACGTAACTGCTAGTTCCGAGGCTTACACAGTCTATAGACTAGCGTAAGGAGGTAGATGATGGCTAACGCAAAAGTAGGTAGTCATGCTGGCTGGAACGGTAACTATGTTGAGACTATTACTACAACTAAACAACTAACAAGAGGAGACTCTGGTAAGGTGTTTATGGTAGATAATACTTCAGCCTTTACCATTAATTTACCAGATTTATCTAGCAAACTTGCTGGATGGACTTGTAAAATGATAGTTCAGGTTAATGGTGCTCAAGATGTTTCTGTCTTAGCTTATGGTCTTCCTGCAGCAGGTGGTACAACTGCAGTTTCAGATGATGCTGAACAAGTTATGTATAGAGAACATGCTATTTCAGAAGCTGGTACCATGGCTCAAAGTAAAGATGGTTTTACTATAGAAGGTGCTTCATCTATAGGAGATTATTGGGAAATATTCTCAGATGGAACAACTTGGTTTGTCAATGCTTTTGTAATGGATGCAGACCATTCTGGAACAATTGACACCGACTAAAGTAAATAATAAACTAATCGAGTTTGCCTGTTTCGGCAGGCAGACTCACTTAGTAAAGGAATAAATGCAAAGTTTTGAACAAAGAGTAGAATCATTAACACAGTTAGCTATAACTAGTAGCAGTTCTCCTAGTTTAGATGACTTGACTCAATTTTTAAGAGATGGTGTTAAAGATATAGTAAGAAAAAGCATACCTCGTGGAGGCAAGGTATTGCAAATGTTTGCTAAAAAAGAAAGCATTAATGATAGTAGTGGTTTAGCTACTGATGGTGGTTTTGTTTTATCAGTATTAAGAGGAGATGGAGCTGTATATAATCCTGCTACAGAAGTTTCTCCTAGTTTAAAAGGGAGAGTTTCTGATATCCAAAGTTTATCATTTGCTTCTAAATACAATCCAGTATATTATATAGAAGAAAATAAAATATTTATTAAACCAGACCCAACAAGTGCTACAACTGATGATGGAGAGGTAACTCATATAACATATGATAATAGTTTAAATTATGCTTCAATTAATATAACTAATTTTCCTGATAGTGCTGAATATTTAGTTGCATTGTACGCAGCTGCTATGTGTTGTTTAGCTAAAGCTAATGCAATGCATAATACATTGCCTACTGTACCTACATTTACAGCAACTCCAGGATTTGTTTATAGAAATACAACATTACCAACTGTTCCTACTTTTTTAGCTCCTGGATTAAGTTATAATGATGTTGATATTGAATCATCTTTAAGAAATGATGATACAGATTTAGCTAGTTCTTTTGGTGATTTATTATCTAAAAAAATAGAAAAGTTTGATAAAGAAATGGAAATTGCTACACAAAGATTTAGTAGCGATATGGATATATTTAATAAAAAGATAGATACAGAATTAACTAAATCTGAAAAAGATTCAGAAAATATTGTTAATCAATTTGGTGCAGATGTTAGAAAATATGAAATGGAAATACAACAATTCCAAACTGATTTAACTAAACATAATACAGATTCCCT